GTGTGCGTATGAATGGAAGTCTATGGGCAATTAACCCTCACTAAAGAATTCGATCGATCATGATGCAACGGGGCAATTAACCCTCACTAAAGAATTCGATCGATCATGATGCAATGCATATAAGTTAAATCACAATCACCATGTCTCAATCAATTACTCACACAACTGTTACTACTAAAACAATAACCGATGCACAAACAAATACACATAAGAGGGCTTTTGGGTCCCTCTTAAAAGATTACCCAAACAAAAATCATCAACGCGGTACAACGTGGTTTGATGTTGTTGATCCACCTCAACAACAAAAATATTGGCCCAAACTTACGCCTAACCCTAGATGGAAAAAATTATCTACATCAAAAGATGCTGTTGGCAAAGTTGAGCTTGGTGGTGAGACCCAAGTTATGGCAAGTTACAATTGCTGGCAATGCATTTTTGGTTATGATTTAGGCATTAACACTGCCATATCTCTTGAAATGATTAAAATGACCATAATGTGTCAACCAGAAGATGCAGCACACATTCAAATCCAGGCTAGTTACGCCAATGGCATGCTGCACATTGCAAACCCCCCAGGACTGCCGACAGGGGAGATGACACCTGAACTATTCGCTGCTCAAAGGAAATTTGTTGAACACCCAATAGAAGGATGTATTAAATTAATTGACCTTGTTGATTTATACGACGAAGGTACTATGGTCGGTTTTACTCCTCGTACTATTACGGAGAAGTTGGCTAATGATATAGGTGTTGATGTTAGCTCTGTTGATACACAACAACTCAAAAAAGCAATATCCGATTCCGTTAATAGCCGTGGCACAAGAGCTGTGACTAAATTCACTGACCAGGCAATCATATTGCCAACAAGTTGCCCTGAAGAGATTGTTAATGATCTGAATAATGAGTTCGGAAATGCAACATTTATTCGTGGCAACAAAGAACATCACCCACACATTTACCACAATGCCAGTCGCAAAGCTGTCACAAACTTATTGTGTGGTTGGCATGGCAGGGACGCTCTAATATATGATATTGGTGGCAACCCAGCTAGCCATCTTAACGCAGGCCGGTTTACTGTACATAGCGTTTATAGCAAAAATCAAGCTGCAGACAATGCACGACATATCAAATGGTCAAAGCAGTGTGTGGCATGGGCACGTCGCAATATGAACAACGATAGCAACCATTCAGTGGTTAATGGTGTAGCAAATTCAATATTAATGCCGAATAGTGCTCTATGGTGCTCAGATGGAATAAATAAGTGTGTCCATTCTAGCAAACATGGCTCTTTTGGCATTTCTATTGACACCTTATTCCATTTACCAGTCAACGATCTATTTGACTTTTATATGAGAAATAAGATTTTCCATACTGTGCATGCGATAACTTTACCGAACAATTACTCATATGCAAGAAGTGGTGCGCTTAAATATAATGAAGGCCATTGGTATAAAAAAGGTGATGATTGGACAATTGAATTTAATGGAGAAAGTTTAGCATACAGCCAAAGTATTGCCCTCACTGATACTTATTTATCTGTGCCTTTACACAACATTGGTGAGATGGTTGTTTATTGCAAGGTGTCAGGTTACAAGGGTGCTCATCTAATAATAGAACACTATTTAATTGATCGAGCACAACTTGATCAATTGTATTTAAAGCATGTTATGTGGTTTAATACTAATATGGATGAATTATTTGTAATGGTGCCACGTATTAATATGGATCAATCAACCACAGTCATGGGCAGAATTCCATATACTATGGAGCAAGTAGTTATTAACGTTCGATTCTATGAACGTCTATTAAATAGATTGATGCAGTCATACACTTGGGATAGTGTTTTGTCCTATGCTGCTGGTCTTATAGGTCGTGTTTATGCAACATCAAGTGGTTTACATATGAAGTGGAATTTAACCAATTCACAGGTGCGTGATCATTGCTTGATCGCCTACTGGACTACTAATCGTATCAATGAATCGATCAAGCCACTGCTTGCCCAGGCAGAACGTGCATCCCGAGATCCTGATTTCTTAACTAGCTTGTGGAATTCACTCAAAAACTGGCTAAAAGATTTTGGCTCTCAATTTGACCCCACTGGCAACACCACAGTCCAAAAATTTATAGCTGATAATAAAGGTGACACCCTTAGGCTTATTCAAATGTTCAATAGTACCGTACGTAGTGTTGAATCACTTAATGTAGCAACACAGATGGTACACTCAAGAAGTGTCGTAGACTGGGTTGCATCCTCCACTGGAGTTAGCTACAGGCGTCTAGATGTTGACATTGACACTTGGCGAATGAAACAAGATATGAGTGGCAATAAAATGACAGTTTATGATCATATTGAATTTAAAGATGCAAAGCCAGCAGGGGTTAATATTGGTTGTTTAACCACAAAGACATGCCCACATGACCACAAACCATTCCATCTACATTTATCTGATCTCAATAGACGTATGGGCAACTGTGCATGTTGTGGTGTGATCAGTAATCTGAACATAACAAAGCTATGTACCATTTGTTCCGATATACTACCTTGCCACGGGAAAAACCTACGATGCACCCACACCCATGAACAATTAAATGACGAATGTTGTTCATTGGCTAAGTGTACTTGCAGAAAGGATAAACATTGTTCATGCTGTGGTCTACCATCTGTTAATATGTACTGTAAAGTATGCCAATTTTTACCTGACAAATCGGTGAAACCACAGCCAACCACAACAGTTGATGGCAGTAACATCACTATCGCACCTGTCATTGTAAAACCAACGACCGCCAAAAAAGAGGCACCTGTGCGTTTCACATTCGAAAAACCACAGGCTACCAGCGCAAATGATGATGTGAAGGACAACACAACAATCAATCATCCACTTTCTACTAATAATATTTCCCAATTTGATGTTTTAAAGCAACAGGAAGTGGATAAAATTATTACATATGATGATGAAACCACTATTAAAGAAGATAATATGGAAATACATAGTGTTGATGCTGAATCAGTTGGTACAGTAGATACCAATATTGATGCTGACCGATCTATTAATAACGATGTTGGACCATTATTACCTGAAGAAGATGTTGCTGGCATTGATCAAATCAATACGCTAATGAGAGCAGTTGTTAATGTTGAGGATGTCAATCCAGGGCATGCTGATACTGTACTAACGAGGCTGCCACCACATTATCAAGGAGGTCTGGCAGTTCGCGTTGTTGGATACACCGATGTGCCGGGCGATGGCACATGTGGTGCCCACGCCCTAAGTGTTGCTCTTGGATTGAATGTAGATGATGTAAAACATTGGTTAACCATTGCAACTGGCCATGATGACTGGCATAATTCTGAGGAGTTAGCTGCCTGTGCTTTAGCATATGGCCGAAATATAATTTGTGTTGATATTGGTGACACCACTATATACAGAGGTGGTGACCAAGACTATGCTGGTTCTATCATACATGGCACTGTCGTCGGTTGTGGCGCACACTGGTTGGCAGGAAATTGTAATATCCTTAGTTACTCTTCACTCTTCACTAATAAGTTAATAACTGACTACACCAATCTACTACGTGCAGCTCATCTTGCCTTAAATGGCAATGATCAAACAGCTCTTGCATACTCACACAGTGACTTTGATGTTGATAGCATCATAGATATGGGTGGTAACATCGTCATTAGCCATGATGGAATCTCTATACAACATGAAGGTGGCAATTCAAGGTGTCAAATATCTGATAAGTCAGATAGTGTGAAGATGATTGTTGGACCAACTGGATCAGGTAAAACTACAACCGCATTCCAACACATTGAAGGTAAGGTACTATTAATTACACCACTGCGTTCAGCAGTAAATAATAGCTTTGATTATCTACGCAATAAAGTGAAAGTGGTTGCTCGAGCTCAAGGCGCTTGGATGCCTGATAATATTGACATGAAAGATATAAATAAATCAGACCTAGTAATAATGACTATGGAGACATTATATTCAGGTATATTTATTGGACATGACAAGAAGAATATTTATCATCAATTAGTGTCAGCACGTGCCATCATATGTGATGAAGTTCATGAGATTAGCCCTCACTATGCCAGATTATTGACTGTTCTACCAAAAAACAAGACCTACGTTTGCTCAGCCACTATGCCTGGCATCAAGCTAGATTATAACTGTAAATTTGATGTGACAACAAATTTTGTCCAGGGTGATACTATTGATTATTGGTTTAATGAAGTTAAATCTAATAGAGCAATGCCACCCAATACTTGTTACATAGTTGGAACAAAGAATGAATGTACATTTGCTGAGATGCCAGCAGATATTAAAGCCATCAATTCATCTACGATCAACAATGTATCTATCAACGAAGTTGACAAATGTATAGCTACTAATATTGTGACAACAAGTATAACCATGCCGCAAGTTACAAATATCATTGATTTAGGAGTTAGAATAACAAGTGATGTTATAATCAAACCATATCTAACTGACGTTGGAAAAAACATCAGATTTTTCAACTATAGTAAACGATTATATAGTTGGGCAGAGATGACTCAAGCTAGGGGTAGAGTTGGTCGTGTCTCCAATGGTATGTTCTATGGACCATGCCCTGACAAGACAACACGCCAATCGAATATTGATGCATTATTGAATAGTTGTTATACACGTGTTCCATGTTACAGTGGTTTGCTACATGAATGGCAAATGGTTAATCAGAAGAATTATGATGAAGTAGTCAATTACTTCACCACACTTGGCAATACTTTTGATAACAAACCCACATGGTGGGAAGAGTTTCAATCATGGCAGGATTCAGTTGCAGAGCTATTGCAGTGTAAGAATGCCAACCAACAACCAGTGTTTGTTGATGAGTACATCAACAAAGAGGATATCTTAGCTTTAATACCTAACTACATTGGCACTAACCCAATTTCAACAAGTTTGAAACATGCTAAACATAGAGTAGGCGCTTTACGTTATAGTTGCACTATTGATTGGGATAATGTGCTACCTAAGCACTTRTATGAGGCTACAGATAATATTGATTTTGAGAGCTTGGTGATATCTGTTCCTGATAGCTCACAATTTCTTAATATAGAAACAGACTCAAATGAAGATATAGCATCAAAACTACGGTTACTGGCTATTGCTAGTATACTAAATGCTATCAAAGGGTTAATGGCACGTGGTCAGATTTACATTAACACGAACAAATGGAGTGATCAACATGGCCAATATATATTATATRATAGTTTAGAAGATGCACAAGCACTATCAGGCATTAATTTATCTGAATATGACATTATTGGGCTAGTTGATATTAAAAAATCAAGCATGCGTATTACACATTACCAGCAATCTAATAAGTGGGTTGGTCATGTTATTGTACCAACATACAAAACACACCATTATATGGGCCAATTAACTGATATAGGTCTAATTCGCGATCGCCAAGCACCATTGGTTGACACACTTCGCAACTCAACGTTATACGTGGGTCCACCTGGGAGTGGCAAAACAACCATGATGATTAGTGAGAATAAATCTTCATACACCACGACTATCAGCTCTGGACAACTTAAGAACCATGGTACATGGTTGCCCCCATCGTTGATACCTCATAGTCAAGAAAATATTAATATTGATGAAGTTGGGTTGTTAGATGTTTCCGTCATATTGTCTCTTGCAAGTCGATCTAACAAATTAACTGGTACTGGTGATATCAGTCAGGTTGTGCACATAGCTAATGAGACAAATGCCTATTATACTGGGTTTGACAGTGGCATTGACCTGTTTTCAAAGTATGCAAACAAGATATATCTTGACAAAACCCACCGTTTTGGTCCACAAACATGTAATTTAGTCGCCAAATTAGGGTTTGAAATTATTCCTACTAATATGGATAAGGTCGAAGAAATTAAAGGTTATGTGTGCGCAATAAATGATAACAAATCATATAGTAAAGTGTTAATTGCTTCTGAACCGGATGCAATAATCTGTGCTACTAACCATCTAGCAAGAATGTTCAGGAAAATTACACAAATCCCAGTATATAATATTGCTAAATGTCAAGGTATTGACACACCTAATACATTAGTTGTTTTGCAGGGCGGGCAAATTGATATGCTAGCCAACAATCAGTTGTATGTAGCTCTAACTAGACATAGCCAACGTGTCTCTATAGTCGTTGACCCACCTCATGCAGCACTATTAATGCAATTATGTATCAAAACAGAAAATATGATATCATATACTGATGCGCTCGGTGGTGCAAGCAATATTACACAACCGATTCTTAACCATATTATAGAGTCAAACAAGAATAATCTACTGAAAGATGCCGAAGTGATGAATTATTTAACAACTATCTGTGCTTTGCAGTCTAGGAAAATTACACCAAACACAATGATTGTGATCATGGATCAGATGAATTTCCATTACAAGAATTGCCCATTCAGGTTTGTTAGATTAAGAAAAATTAAAGATATTAAACAATTAGAATGTGTTGTTAGCATATATGGCATCCAGTGCGTGGTGTATGATGTTTCCCTAACTAATGAACGTGAATTGCTCAGTTGTTTACTGAGCCAAGTAACAACAAATAAACATGTCAAAGAATATCTACGTAATCTACCAAGGAAATTTATGAGAACAGGAAAGAAAATTGGTTACAACTTATATCTTTGGCTTAGTAAATTTATGAAAGATAATATTACTATACTTAGTGGTTACTTCAATACTAGTGAGGATATTAACATTGGTGGCAGTACTGATCTGAGTCACATAATATGGCTAGCGATCAATGGTGTTCATAGCGCATTTATGACATTAGTGCACATATTAGATGATGTTGGGAGTAAGTTGTCCAAGTATACGGATGGAAGTTACGCAGCTGAACAATTCAAGGAACTGTTAATCGAAACATGGAAAAAGAGCAATCCATTTAGCTTTGGTGATTTGAAGATAAGTAATAGCCTCATGTCACTTTACAAATTATTCCGAGACCACCTCAGCAAAGGTGTTAACACATTATGGGATTTCATAAAATATGTTGCAAATACACTACGTGAATGGTGGCATAAACAATTCAATGTCGATAAACCAACATATTATGAACTTGAAGGCACCAGCATGTCTTTGATAGCCACTGACTCACCATGTATTAATATAATGAGGAATAGTTCGGATGGTGATCATTCGCTAATTGATGGTTCTCCTACAATTCCCAATACGCAATATATTACACAACTAGACAATTTAATAGACAATTCAATAATAGGTTGGGAGAAGAAAGCTACTCCTTCTCCAACATGTGAAGACTGTCCTGATGATGTACAGGAAGTCTTGGATGAGATTGAAGTTTTATTTGATTATGAAGAAGAAACTATTAATCATAACCCAACAGTTAGTACTGAGCACCTTGAACCCAATATTGATGAACTTGACCAAATGCGGAGATTTAGCTCTAGTGAGCCTGTAGAAACAAAAGATAATATGTCCTCAGTTGGCATAGAGCATTCAGAACCAACATTAGACAAATCAACTCAGATAGAAGAAAACAATCCAATTAAACTAGATAAGGGGATTAATGAAAGTAAGCAAAACCAATGCTTATGCATGGAAACATGTAGTGACTGGCAATTAGCTGATAACATAGTCACTAACCTTGATTTGAATACTTATAAACCGAACTTGATGGGTAGGATGGTTATAGAGAAGATACCAGATGGTATCAAAATAAATTTGAAGTTACCAGGTGTTGGCAAATTCAATGCTGTCACCAAAAAATGCTGTGGAGATAATACACATTTGATCTATGTGACTGTCAATGGAGAGCAGATAACACTCAAGATTGATAAAACAGCTTCAGGTTATGCATTATACTGCATGCCGGATGTAGTTGATGTCAATTTTTCTCAGCTGGAACAAGCCATAAAAATGTTAAGTAAACTAGGTGGTGGCAAACTCAATAATGGTATGACTTTGTTAGTTGATTCACTTAAGATCACCCGCAAATTTATTAAAAAATTGATTAGATTGACGCATTATAAATTGAAATACATGATGGGTAGAATCAATTTGCGCCATCTTACAAGTAATAGGTCAAACTTAGAAGTCTATCGTACAATATGCCATAGATTGCCTACCTCATATAGTAACAGTAAATTCAGTACACGTGAGTGTATTGGTGGTACAGTATTGTCAACTATAGAGCTAGTACCGAATAATGCTGCCAATCGCAGTGAAATCTTCATAGCAATATACAATGTGAATGGTGATACACAAATACTCATTTTTACAAATGATAATAATTATTCAAATTATATCACACGTCGCCTAATGACCCCAATTGAACATGGCGATTTCGCTGGTGACAGATCAGCAATTAGTGCATTGCTCAGACTAGGTATTGACATCAAATCAATTATGACACAAGATAATGACCTAACCATTAATGACATTAAGAAGTGGCTACTAGCTAACCCACTCACGTCAATGTTTGATGTCACTGACCAACGGACTTACAATAATGCCAAAGAACACTCAATTGTTGAAAAACATTTATTTACTGACATCCATAATATATTGGATAAGCCATTAGACATTAAGTATGCATTTTGTATACCGAGTGGCCATGGTAAAACAACAACAGTTAATAGAATACGGAGAAGCAACCAAGAGTTCACAGTCCTTGACGTTGATGAAGTACAAGAACAAGCAACAATATTGCACTTAGGGTTTGAGGATAAAATGTTAAATTATAAAGGAAAATTGGAAAAGTACATCACGAATAGTACAAAACCACCAGATGCGGTATTCATACATTCGCCTATCTGTGCACCTGCTGGTTACAAAGTCATAATAATCATAAATGATGGTGCTGATGTCCCATTGGATAGAATCTGGTCTGGTAAAAACGTCAACCATCTTGAGAGTATGAATAATATAATCCACACCCGAAATTATGATGATGTATATAATGTAACTATCAACTACTTAAACAAAAAATTAACTGGTGATATCACTTTAGAGGATGGAACTACAATTGTTGATAATATTGATAGTATACTTGGAGATTCATTTATGAGGAACAATCCTGGATATGATGATATCTATAGATTACCAACCGGAAAACAAGATATCTTAAATATGAGTACTGGAAATATTGGTTTAGGTGAACAAAGATTTTTTAAAACGGGACCACACCCAGAAGTGATGCGTCCAACAGTTAATAAAATACCCTCTGCTTTACCGAATGCTATTATGACTAGATTGATGGGTCGTGTGAAATATAGAACAGTTGACCTTGGTATCAAGGATTACCACAAATTAATGACTAAATTCTTCATTAGTGGTTATGAATCTAAACTTGCTAGTTATACAGATGATCCAATTAATTTGAATTATGAAGATATACTATCCTGGTTAGTAGCCAAAGGTAATAAAATACAACTGTTAGACAATATGTTGCGATCTGTTAAAGATGATGAGTTTGCTACTGATCCAGCTAACATTAATGTGCATTATAAAGTAGAGAATTTAATGAAAGAGCAGGTCAATGATATACTTGATCAGGTTGGTAGAGTTATTGTATGGAATAATCAAAATATTAATATGTATGCGTGCCCAGTCATTAATGAAGCCAAAGCACGTTTCAAATCATTATTAAAACCTAATGTTATTTACACTGATGGTATGACAGTTGCTGACATGAATAAAAGTATTGGTCAGTATAGAAGCAGATGGTTGCTTGAAATGGATCTATCAAAACAAGATAGACAAACAGATGCACAAATATTAATTTATGAGTGGAAGTTGATGGGTATGTTAGGTGTACCTGATATATTGATTGAGTTCATGACTTCATTTATACCAACGTTCCGAATCAATGGCACAAGCCATGAGACCGCTAAACTACCAGCTATACATTTTAGTGGTGGTGCTATGACCAGTATGGGCAATGAAATACGCAATCTATTGTTACTATCAGACTGTATTGGTGGTAATTATGTAGCAATATACACTCTGGGTGATGATAGTCTTGTTTTAATGAACACAAAACCTGATTTAGAGTTGTATAAACGCATTTGTGCAAGCCGACATAATGTACAAAACACAGCAGTTGCTAGCACTAAATGTGCACTGTTCTTACAAATGATAGTTGCGCGAAATGAAGATGGAACATACTATTTAAGTCATAATTTTGTGCGTTTAAAGGAAAAATTAGTGTATTCGACATACCCGAATACCAGCTCTGATTGGAAAATGAAATATGCATCATACTTAATGATGGTTGGGTATTCAACTCAAACCAAGAAAGCAATGGAATACAGTGGGTTTGTGTCTTTTCCAAGTCTAGGAACAACAATGTCACAAAGAGTTGCAGCTAATGCTTTATATAATGAAATAAATGATATACAAGTGTTTAATATAATAAATGATATAATTAATGCCAAGCAGCAAGTCTCAGAAGAGATAATTATACAACTACCCGTAATAATGACTGGTAATAAACTAAAGTCAGGTATGACCAAGGTTGGTAAATATGTTGACAATCATAATAAAATGCATGAACTATTAATGCAATATATGGAAGAGCATACTGATATTTAGGGTAATATTGCAATGCAATATTACCCATAACCAAATAACTATTTAGACTACGAATAGTTGAATATACAACAGCAAGTAATTATGTGTATTTGTTCTGTGCCCCCCCTGCATTGCATCATGATCGATCGAATTCTTTAGTGAGGGTTAATTGCCC